ATCAAGAAGTGCTGTTACACTGAAGAAGTGGTGAAAGTCAAGGTCCTCTTTCGCGCCACAGATGTAACATTCTTCGTCCTTTACATAAGCTGACTTTGCGCGGTCTCTTATGTATTTTATCTTGTCTCTTTTTAGTTCGCTCATCAGATATTTTTCTAATTTCTCGTCTATATGGTAAATTATATCAAAGATGACCAAAAAAGTCAACTGGTGTTTTTGTCGGGTGGTATAAAAAAGGCAGATAGTAAGTTATCTGCCTTTACATTTATTATTGATTAAACCGACCAAAAAAAGTACTTTTTGGTTTAAGTTTTAAATCTTTATTATGTTTTAAGTGTAGTTCGTTTGGAGACCATAAATAACATAAAACAGTACCCTTTTTAATTAGAAAGTGTTTCTCTAACTCATCCATTTTAATTACTGTATTTATATTTAATGGTTGTGGTAAGTGTTCATTCTCTATTACCCCATTTAAAACTTTTATTCCATTATCTGGAGTATGATATTGAGGGTCTAAAAACATAAAACATTTTTTTGAACTTAAAAGTATAGGGAAACAGAATTTAATATTTAAATAGCCTTCAAATATATTATTTTCAGTTGTATGAAACTGATCTTTAGCATGGGACTCTACTGTTAAAAATCCGCCTTCTGGGGTTTGATAGTAAAAAGAGCCGTTCTCTTGTATTGACAAAAATATATCACAAGGCGCTTTAACTAAAAATATTTTATTAAGAAAGGAATTTCCAATCGCTGGGCAGCTTTTTGCTGTTTTTGGAGTCCAATTATCTGAATTCTGCTCTTTACCCTCAAAAAACTTACTAGCATTCTCATATAGTATGTCTAAGTGAGTATTAAATACTTGGTTTATACCTTTTAAGCTTTTCCACCATAAGTTTTTCTTTTTGTTATGTTTTTCTAAATAGTCTTCTATTATTAGAGACTCTTTATCTGTATTAAATTTATATTCTAAGTAATCCATTAGAACTCCACCCATCCAGTCATAATGTACTTATCATTAGTAAGTGGAGGATTTCCTCTGTGTGCATGAGTAAAGGATGCCGGTGCAAGAATTAATGTACCTTCTTCTGCTTTATAGCGTTTACTCTGGTATAAAAACTCTGTTTCTCCACCGTCTTCTACATCATTCAAGTATAAAACGTAAAATAGTATTCTTCTACTTGCATCAAAACTATTGTGCTCACAATGCCATACATGATAGCCTTGACCTACGTTAGTTCTTTGTACTTTATTACCCCAAACTCCATGCTCTCGTATATCATTTATAACAGCAAAGTGTTCTACATAGTGCGCGTAACACTCTTCCCAAAATACCTCACTAAATTTTTGTCCTATAAGAGTATGGAATCCTTGTCCAGAGGCCTCTTCAATATAGTTGCCACTCCATATTGCAGTATCATCTTTTACTAATTTAGTTCCATCATTTGTTTCTTGTCTAGTTTTAGTAAACCCTTGTTCTTGCAATCTATTAAATTGTTTTATAACATCTTGACAATATTCTTTGGGAAACGCATTTTTGTAAATACCTACAAAACCGTCTATTAATTTTTCCATTTACTCTCCTATTTTAGAAATGGATGATTGTTTAGTTAGTCTGTTTTTGGAATATCTGTTTTTACAGTATTAAGTGCTGTATAAAATTCTCCACTTGTTGTTAACGTATCATTTTCAATATCGCGATAAAGACTGTCTAACTGATCTTGTAAATAAGGATACGCATCTCTTCTTCGCAATCTCCAATTTCTTTCATCCGTAAAGTCAGAATCTTCATCTGCTCTTGTCCATCCTACATTTGGTTCAGTAGACTGACTTAAAGCAACATAGCCCATTGCAGTACCGTCCGCTTCTTCATTATAGTTAACTTTTTCAATAATTTCATTATTTTCTATTAAATACATATGCATAACTATACCTCCTTAAGCTACCGATGTAACGATTACTCGCCCACGTGAACCTGTGCCACCTGCACCACTTCCACCGTCTTGTCCACTTAAGTTAAATGCGCCGCCCTGTCCATTACCTGAAGATCCTGCGCCTCCATTGGTTTGATAACCGCCGTTACCGCCTGCACCACCGCCATTTCCACTAAAGGTACCAAATCGTGAAGCATTACCAGCTTGTCCACTACCGCCTCCATTACCAACAGTAACTGACACGTTTCCATTGGTTGTGTATACACCAATTGTTGTTCCACCTCGACCACCTGGGCCGCCACTGCCATAATAACTGGGGTAGCCTGGACCTCCGCCAGCGCCAGTAACATGTGCTTTTACTGCAGCTGGAGAACCTGCTGTAGAATGGCTCCAAGTAGCACTATTATTAAATACTTGCATATTGTAATATGAACCGCCACCTGCAGTTGCCCAAGAGAATGAGCCATCTCCATCTGATGTCAGTACTTGACCACTTGAACCATTACCAGAAACATTTAATTCTGAAGCACCTACAACATTTGCTGCTATTTGAGCACTAATACTTGTAGTGCCTGAACCAGATAAATCACCTGATAATGTAATTGTTTGGTTACCAGTTAGCTTTCCATCTAATTGTGTTTGAATTGCCGAAGTGACACCGTTTAAGTAACCTAACTCTGTATTTGATATATTAGAGTTAAGATCTGAAATGTCAGTTACAGCAGTTGTTTGAGAAGTCGCATCTGGAAAAGTAATTCCAGTGGACGTTAGCGTAGTAGCCATGTATATCTCCTTTGCTTAAGCTTTGTGCGTATAATACGCCAATTTATAATTCGAATTGATATGTAAATTATATCAAACTTCACCAAAAAAGTCAATGTATATTTTTGATGTCCTAATTTTTAAAAGGTAATCTCTGAGGCTACAAAAGTGTAAAGAGCATACCTTAGTGCATCAGCCATGTGAGAAGCCGAATTATGTAAAGGTTTTTCAGTGATTAAGTTTGGATTTGGATTCCATTGATATTGGTCCAAAGCCATAAGTGTATGTGTGCAACGTTGGTCTACGATCAATCTGTCATTGTCTATAATAGCATCGACAGCGGATATGCCATCCAGTACACTCTTAGTTGCATTGATAGTTGAAATATCGTAGTTCTGAGCTAAATCGTATCGCATTTGTTGAGCTGCGGAATCGATATAGACTGCGTCAATATCATAACCTTCAATCATTTCTTGTATCACCGCAGCATGTTCCTCTGTCGTACGTTCTGCGTGCAAGTACTCATCTATCACATAATAGAGTTCTGAGTCCCAATCGTATGCAATAACACAAAATGCAGTTGGATCACGATAGCCAACGTCTAAGCCGGCAATTACATCCATACCATCGGTCGATAATTGAGATAAATCTGCTACGCATTTTTCGTAATTGAAGTCCCAAACCTGTCCTTCAAAAGTATTAAAGTCTGCCATATACTCTTGATTGAACTCAGCTTTTGACATTGCGTGTTTAGCTTCATCAATATCTTTTTGCGATACACGAGGATTTTCGTGGTATGTAGCACGAATTGACACCCAGTTATCGTACTCATCATTGAAACCTCTTTGATAAAACTCTGAAAACCAATTATTTCTACCACGAGGTGTTGATATAAAAATACATTTACTGTCTGGTTTGTCAAGCGTTGGTCTTAGGGCAACATTGAAGGCATCCATACCTCCATCACCAAGTGCCGCCTCATCAAAGATAATAAGATCATACGATCGACCTACTGTACTATCTACTTGATTGACAGAACCCATACGAATTGTACTACCGTTCGTTAGTTCGATGACCTTGTCTTTCGCATTATCGCGTTGTACTTCAAGGTCAAACTTTTTAATTAGTTGTCGTTGTAATTCAAATGAAATCTGAGATAGCGAATAGTTTGGGCTCATAATAAGTACATTAGTATTAGGTACTAATGCAGTAAGTTGTCCAATTATATTTGCTATGTACGTTTTACCCTGACGACGAGAAAGAGCTGCTACAACGAAACGATAGTCAGGGTTGTTGACTGCATTGATTAATGCTGTTTGTGACCTAATAGGCTGTACGCCTAGTAATTCCATATAACCTAAAATAGGTAATTTGATAAATCGTTCGTCTTTTGGGTATTCGATAATCTCGTCTGGAGATATATCTTCTCTGCTAATTTCTAGCATCTCTTCTCCGAATAGAAAGCACCCCGAAGGGTGCTAAAAGTTATTTTGTTAAAATTTTGTATAGTACCG